TATCCCAAAAGGTAGTTGTAGGGCTTAAAGGAGCTGAACGACTATCACCTTCAATGACTATTTTTATTTTAGCTGGTTTAGTCGATAAGCCAGCATTAACAGCGTCAACTGTAGGGTATTTAATTCCTGTTCCGTCTGCTGCTAAACTGTTTTGTTTGTTTGCAATATCTTCTTTACTACTTAAAGCCGTCTGTGTCGCTGTGCTTACAGGTAAACCAGCTTGTGTTATATCAGTTCCTCCAGCTAAAAGTAGGTTTGTAGATATTGCTGAGTTTTTAATAAATGACCCCGCGTTAACCGCTCCAAATAAATTTGTACTTGTAATGCTTGAATTTCCTAAAGTAACGGTATTTGATCCTGCTCCTCTGCCTCCTGCGCCTATTACTATTTGATTGGTTTGATCACTTCCTGCTGGTCTAGCATCAACGCCTATAAAAATGGAGCTGTCGCTGTTTATATTACCCGGAGAGCCTGCATCTGTCCCTATGCCGATATTACCGTTACCTGTAGTGATGTTGCTTAAAACATTTGTTCCTATTGCAGTGTTAAACCCACCTGTAGTAATTGATTTTAAAGAACTATCACCAAAAACAGTATTGCTGGTTATATTTCCTTTTCCGTTACTCCAAACCGTTCTATCTGTGGTATTGAACTCGAGTAAACCGCTTGCGTTTGTTAAAGGATCGACTAACGGAATGTAAATAGTACCGTTAAATCTGTAGATAATAGTATTGTCACGTGTTGCGTATAACTTGTTGATGTTTCCAATACCAACAGTTAACTCCGCTGTAGTGTTGACTATAATAGCATCAATCAAATCTTGTTTAGAAATAGTGTTTACAGTACCATCAGTTTCTTGTACGTTTACTTTTGGAGCAGTTGTAGAAGTAATGTTCTCTTTTAGTTTAACTTTCCCAAAAGTTGGATTTTGTAAAGTTTGGCCATAGCTGGCTACTGTAATAAGCAGTAAAAAAAGTATTTTTTTCATAGTTTATTTATTTAATTTTAATTGAGTCAATTTTTATTTTTTCTATTTTATCTTCCATAGAAAAGTTAAATCCAGATGGTTTATATTGGTTTATGTTTTTTAAAAAATAACTAGCAGAATCTTTTGAATAAAATTGTTTTTGCTTTGTTTCTTTTACTGTTTCTACATGATAAACAGCACAAGACATCATTGACCTATTTACTGTTCCAAATTCAGAAACTTTTGAAGAATTAGGACAAGAAGTTGGCTGCATTGAAACTACTACCCAAGCAATAATATATTTATACATAATTTTAAATTGGTTTAATTATATCCCCATTTGCAGGAATAAAAGTTAACGTAAGTATGTTGTTTAATTGTGAAAAATCATTGTCATTAAGTAATGCTCCGTTCCAAAAAACAGTTTTAACTTTTGCATTTGTTCCCAAATTAAATAAAGAATCTGTTCCATTTGCGATAAATTGCAACTTTGGCAAAATTTCTTTTTGTATTAATTCAATAGTATTATTAATTCCTATCAAAGCAAAGTACCCTTTATTGGTACGTCCATCAGGTAAATATTTACAATGTATAGTATTAAAACCTGGAAGTATTAAATCACCTTCAGGAAAGTAAAATTGAATATTATTAGTTCCTACTGCTGATTTCAATGTAATAGGATTTGGTTCATTATTTCTAATATAATAATCTTTACCAAAGGTTAAGTATTGCTGCGGTATAGTTACACCAGCAATTGACAAAGTGTTAAAAACGTAAAACAAATTTGCTGAGCTGTTGACAAAAACATAATCCAAATCACCACCATTCCCAAAGATATTAAAATTGTTAGTGTTTGTTATTAGTATTTCTTGAATGTTGTCTCCAAAAATTAATATATCAGTTAATGCAATACAATTAGGATCGGGTATAGGTGGAGTTCCTATTTCTACGCTTTCTACTCCAGATTTTATAGAATACTGTCCATTAGCATTTCCTTGCAAAATGTCGTATCTAAAAAATCCATTACTAGCTTGGTTAAGAGCTGTCGCATAAGCTGGTGGAGTTGTAAATTCTATTTTATTTATTCTCCATGCAAAAGCATTAGCATCAATACTTAAAGACAAACCTATCAGATCAATTTCACCTATTTTTAAAACAACATCAGGAAATTGCAATTCTTCAATAGCATCTATAGCATCTGCTAAATCTTGCGCATTTCCTGTATATGTAGATTTATCAAGTTTATCGTCTAGCTCAATTATTTTACGTTTAAAAAAATTATATGGTTTTAAAGAATAATCTATATCTCCAGCGGAATGATTTAAAGGATAAATAAAATTTTGAAGTAGTAAACCTTGTTCTTGTCCAATTGCTTCTCTCCAAACCCATTGCGATTCTTCTGCAAGACAATCAACAATGAGTCCTTTAGGATAACAAAACGCAAGCGTATTGTTTAGCCCTAAATTTTTTAAATCGTTTTCTGATGGCGAAGATGATTTAGGATCCAACGGCAATTGGGTTACTACATAAAATCCTTGTATTTGTTGACTAGAGTTTTCCATTTTAAATTTTATTGAATATCTATTAATCCATTATCTGGAGTTGCAGGAATTATTAATTCAATTGAATCATACAAAGGATCTATTCCTAAAGTAGAATCATTAATTTTTACTAAATCAACAATAATTTTATTTTCAAAAGTAGTAGTAGTTTTTTTTCTAATTACAATATTATAAACAGTTTGTCCGTTTGCATCAAATTGTTTTAAAAGTGTATATATTGGACCAGTACTTTTGTTTAAAGTTTCAGTTGGTAAATTTCTTTCTGTAATATCAATTTCACTTAATAAATCTGTTCCAAAACTTGGATAAAATGTAGTATCTATTTTTAGTTCATAATTTGCGTTAGAAATAGAATTTATAATTGAAAAATTATACGTTAATGTTTCTAATCCATCTTGAGCAACACTACCTTCAGCTGTTGATCCATTAAGAATTAATTGCGCACCAGTGCTATTTGTATTTATTGAAACAGTATTATCTTGATTGTGTTCAGCTAAAACATTTTTGGTTCTATAAGTCAAAATGCTATAATTGTTTTCTACTCCAGATTGATTAGCAACAAATTTTAAATTATTGACTAAATTATAATAAAATAATTCTTGATTTAAAACTACAGGAATATTGTTATAAGTCCAAAAACCTTTACCTACAATTGAAGTAATTACAATTCGATCGTAATGTTGTTCAGGACTAATTACTTCACTAAAAAAGAAAGTGTCAAAAAGCATTAAGTCTTTAATAGCATTTTGTTGTGGCGGCATTCCAACTTTGTTGGTTTCAAAATTTACTGTTACAGTTCCTTCGTTTATAGATTCTACATTATCACTGTAAATTTTGTATTTAAAACTATCAAAAGGTTCTCCATAATATTGAGTAAGATTTTCAACAGAAACATTTTTAAGAACAGTCAATTCATAATTAGTATTTAAAACAATAGCGTTTCCATCCATTTTTATTAACGAACGAATAGGCATGTTTGTGATTTTTAAATATTTCATTATTGTTGATTGATTTTAAATTGTACTGTTGAAGGAACTAGCATGTTTAAAGAAACGTAAAGTTTAGCTTGTAAACTTTCAGAATAATATTCATTAAAAGCATTATTGATATTACTGCCTAGGGAATTTGTAAACGCATAATACAAGTCTTCAGTATTTGTTATTAGAAATACTGCACGACCAAGATCGGCATAAACTACGTTTTTGCCATTTGCAAAATCTGAAAGATTGGCTTGGTCTTTTGATTCAAAAAATTCAGTTTCTAAAGAATCAATAATATTTTGAAAAGTTTCATTTGCTTCAGCTTGCCAATAATAAATAACTTTGTTTTGATTTTCTTCTGGATTTGTAATTTCATCGCTTTCAATTTCTTCTTCACAAAAATTATAAGAGTGCGCTGGCTGATCAATTAAAACACGTCTGTCAGTATATGATAATACGCCAATCGCATTCCATTCTTCAATAGTTGGAAAAGCATCGTCTCCGCGAGCTTCAAGTAATTGTTGTATAAAGCTTTGCTGATAGTTTACATTTGCATTCATATTTCCAATTCCAAGAAATATTCTTTGGCTATAAATTTTCCAAACTATATAAGCAATAACGGCTTCTTCGTGATTTCTTGTTACAAGAGGATATCCTTCGTCGTTTGTTTTAATTCCCCAGTAAACTAAAACAATATTTTTTTTTTGTTGTTCTTTAAAACGAACACCTTCTGAAGTAACTGTAAAATTAATATTGTTTATTTTTTTACAATCAGCGCCTACGCCTTCAAATTCAATAAAGTTTTCTGGAAATTTAAAATATTTGTCGGTGCTTGAGTTGTTGCTATTTGATACAGTATATGTTTTCTTCATTAAATCAACACTGCCACCGTACCCAATTTCACGTTCAGCTCTAAAAATAAATCGTTTTATTTTTTCGTAATACGGTCTTGCGTTTTCGATACCAGTTTCGTCCTTAACCGATTCTACTATTGATTCAAATGGTACAATTCCTGATATCATAATAAATAGTTGTTATTGATTTTTCGCTGCTCTTCTATAGCATCTTCAAAATTAACAATTAAATTAACATCAAAATTGTTTTTATAGATTTTTTCTATTTTTGGAAGCTTATTAGTTAAGCCGGTAAGCTTTTTTAATTGACAACAAAGAAAAAACAATTCGCAAGGACGTTGGTACCACATAAATCCAATTGACGCTGGAACAAGTTTTTTAATTCCTTTTATAGTAATTATTCTCGGACTATACTTCACTTTGGTAAGAGCACCAGTGTATAAAAAATAGGAAGAGCCATTTAAAAAATATATTTCTTTAAAATAAATATCCAGATATTCCATGAATATTTTTTTATAAAGGGATAAGCTTATTTTTTTTGGTCTAGTGCCTTTTTTTTCTCCAAGTTCTTTTGGAGTAAATTTTTTATTGAAATTAGCATGAAAATATTCTAACCCAAATACGTAATCAAACTTAGTTTTGTTGGGCTTGTCTTGTTGGCATTTGCTCTTCATCGTTTGAGTTTGTTACCTTATCAGATTTAATACTAAGTATCAAATTAAATTCTTTGCTGTAAATTTCTGTTTTTATTCCTGGGATTAATTCTGATGGACATGGATAAGGATCTTTTGTCCAATCATATCCCGGAGCATTACTTGGATCGTCAAGTATTCCAAAAACATCTAAATTGACGTGAGTATTTTGATTTGTATTAATTTGAGAATTAAAGTAATCAATGATATTGTTTTTAACTGGCTTTTGCTTGTTGTTGACAATAATATATTCTCCAGCATACACAACAAACTTTTCTCCAAGTTTTTTTGCTTTTGGCAACTTGCCATTAAGCACATTTTTTAAACTAAGATTAAATTCTTCAGAACTTAAAACAGGAATGTTTTCGCCATCAATTTCAAAATACAAACCAAAATTATTGTTTAGCATAATCAATTTTGGCAGCGTTGCTTGGAATTGTCTTGTTTTTAAAAAATCAAATCTAACGTTTCCTAAGTACTGAAAAGATTCATCACTAATGGTAATACCCATAGAAGAACTTTTTGCAATAGCAGAAGCCCTGTATGATGCTAGTAACTTTCGAATTAATCTTTCGTTAATTCTATTGTCATCAGAAAGATTTCCTTTTTTTACAGTTTCAATTATTGCGTAAACAATTTGTTCTTCAGTTTCCATTATTTGTTTCTAAAAAGTTGATTAATTTGAAAATCATTTGAAGCACTTGGTTCTCCAGTATTTAATCGTAAAGCATTTGCTGTTTCAACAAAAAGATACTCGCACACGTCATCTGGTAAATTTACCACAACTTGTTCAGCCGTGGAACCAAACGTTGGATTTTTAAAATAAATTAAAATTAGCTTGTCTGGTTGAATAGTTGCATCGCTTGGTATTCCAGTGTGTACATTGAAATAATTTGAAAATTGTTGAATAAGGGGGTATGAGCGATCTGGTTTTTTATATGGAGAAATACTATTTGTGTTGTGTTCGCCATGACGTTCAATAGTTGGAAGCCTTGCTTTTAATCCATCAGTGTATTTTACATTGATAGAAATTTTTCTTAAATAATCATTTGGCAACGTAGCCATTTTTTGCAAAGAATCATCTGGGTTATTTACAAATGGAATTAATTTAGATTCTACCAAAGAACGTACGTCGTCAGTAACCTCTTGATTTAATTCTACTTCTTTGGCGCGGGCACCAACAAAACTTAATGTCTCTTTTTTGAAAGCGGATAAAACTTGAGGAAGCGTGAAATAATCTGAACCCAGTTTATCAGCTTCCTCTAAGATTCTATTATATGCCGCAGTTACGGTATATGCCATTTTTGATTATTTAAAATTAAAACCGTCAGCTTTTAATCGTGGATATAATTCTCCAACCATTTCATTGTAAACTTCCAAGTTTGTTTTCATCCACTGAATAACACTTGATTCATTACTTCCGATTGGAACGTTATTAAATTTGTAAATTCCATTTGCTTCACGAATAATATCGTAACGCAACATTTCTTTGAACTCGTAATTGTATTTTAAATTGTCAATTGCGTTCAAGACATCGTCAATTAATTTTGCATTTAAAACACCTCCAGGAGAAGTTCCTCTTGCAAAGTTTTTGATTTTTTGTCTAAGCAATTTTTTCTCTGTTGTTTTGTTTGATACCCAACGAATATCAAAATACGGCAAATTAAAATATGCAAGCAAATATCTCAAACGCTCTAATGAGATACCAGTTTTTGGATTATCATCAGATAATTTTCCAATAACAACATCAATAGTATCTTGTTCGTCAATCAGACTTAATTCTTGTCTGTCTAGGTTTCTAAGAAAGATTGCAGGATTTGATTGTTTTTTAGAAGCAATAAGCTCTGTCAATTCAATTCCTTCTACACCAACTTCTGGACTAGAAATTAACCAGTCAATAGTTCTGCGGTGCATTAGGTTTGTGTCTGGGTGCAAACGCATACTTGGCTTGTCAATCATAAACCCTAAAGTTTCTTGACCATCAACGTCAATTAACGGAGTACGTTTTCCCGTAAGCGGGTGAATATACGCTGCAAGTCGGCGACCGCCAAACGCTTTTGTACCTTGTGAATTTGAAATTTCAATTGAGATTTCCCATGCACCTTTCATTTTTTTTGGATCAAGAACAACGGCTTTTAAATAATCTTGCCTTGCATCTTCTTGAGTCATTACTTTTTTTTCTTCTACTTGATTTTCCATTTATTTTATTTATTTGTTTTAATAATAAAAACTGCGAGAAACAATAAGAATCTCGCAGTTAATAAAAGTGCTAGTACATAAACTTTGCAGCTTGGAAATTGCCTTGCGTGATAGGCAATGCAGATAAAGCTCCACCGTTGTATTTAGTAGTTGCTTTGATGATTGCACAACTTCTTACGTCATACAAAATTGACATCAATTCAGCTAATGAGTGTACAGAACATCCATCAAATCCAGAAGAAGCTAAATCGCTATTTTCATGAGCTTGATTAAATGAGTGCATACCGTTTTCATACTTACGTTTGAATTCTCTTCCAGAACGGGCCAATAATTCAAAGTTAGAAACACCATCAACAGAAGAACAGTTTAACACGTAAATGTTACCTGTACCTGTTACACCACCACTTGTGTTGAACAATCCAGGATTGTTAAACATGTCATCTTGAATGAAAGAAAATTTGTTTCCTAAGTAGTAGTATTCAGTGATTTCAAAACCAATTGAATTGTCTTGACCTGTTTTGATGTTTACAATGTTTGAAGTCATTGTTCCAGAAGCAGTGCTTACAGCATTATTTCCAAATCCAATTAATTTCTTAAATGCAGCATCAATAACAGAGTGTCCAATAGTATCACCAATACCTACAAAATGGTTACCAGTAGAACCAACAGGAGAACGTTGTCCAAGAATCATTAACAATGACTCCAAAGCAAGGTAAGAGAACCCAGCGTTTGGATCGTAATCAATTGTCAAGTTTTCTTGAATTTGAGGAATCCAACCATCACCTAAGATTGGAGCAGCTAAACCTGATTCAGCTTTAAATCCAGTCAAAGTTAATTTGTTTCTTCCGTAATTTTCAAACCAAGAATGGTCCGTTGCGTCCATAGAGATACGAGAATATCTCAAAGCAAGTTCGTTTGCTTGGTGAAACAATCTGTCTTGTTTCAATACTTCATCGTACTCCCACAATTTAGCATTACTGTCTGGATTAACAATCCAAGCAATTTTTTGCTTTTTAGCAGAACCGGTCATTGTCATACTTGCTCTGTGAATAGAAGAATAGTTGATTCTCCATTTAGAACGATTGTAACGTTGCCAACCTCTTAGAGAACCTTCTCCAAAATAGTTACCACCTTCAGTCATTACTTCTCCAGCAGCTAAATATTCTGCTTTAAATAAGTTGGCGGTACCAACAAATTTTCCGTCAAGAATGTAGTGGCTACCATCAACAGAACGTCTTGGGTGCTGTTGGATAATGAAAAGAGAACCCAAACCTTGTCCTAAAATGATGGAATCATTAGGATTGAATTTATCTCCATAAATTTCATTTTCAGGATCATGCTCAATTGCAATAGAACCTACAACGTCGGTAACTACTGTGCCTACAGTAATACCATTTGTGTAGGTTACGCCTACTACTGCAGACATGTCTGGTTGGCTGTTTCCAGCATCATACCAAGAACCAATTTGAGCACTTCCTGTTGCGTATGCAGGCAACAATAAAGCACCATCATAAGCAATACGAAACGCATTGTCCATTAATGTGTCTTTAGCTGCAGATACAACTTTACCGGAAGTAACCCCTCCATTAGAACGCCCAGAAGCGAACATGAAAGAAGTGAACTTTGTGTAACGAGCAAAAAGGTCCATAGATTTTCTACGAACTTCAAAATGCTTGTTCATTTGCGAAGTCAAAGAATTTGCTTCAGTGTGGATTTGCGGATTAAAGTTTTCTCTTGTTCCGCGCATTAAAATTGCCATGCTTTTTTGTTTTAAGATTTTTTACTAATTTTTTTACTCAAAACATTTTAGATTTTATCATTGACTAAACCTTGATGTTTAAAAATGATTCTTTGAAATTAATCTTTGATCTATTTCAAAAAACCTTTTAAATTATCTTTAGAGTTACCTGATGATGCAGAGCCGGAGGCTTGTGTGAGACTTCTGCGAGCTTGTCTTTCATTACCCGAAAGGAAGTCAAATGCAGATTTTGTTTTCTCACTTTGAGTTGGCCTATTTGCTGTTTTTGAAATTTCTTTTTCATATTCAACAAACATTGCGAACTTGGCAATCATTTCCTGGTTTCCGTTAACACTATCGAAAAATTTATTTGTGCGCACGCTTTCGTAAGCGCGCTGTATCGCTTCTTTGGTTACTGTTACTCCTAAAAATTCGTTTGCTGTAAAAATATTTGCAAAAGCGTTTTGCAAATCATCAGTGTTTTTACGTGCAATTTCATTTTCAGAAGCAGTTCTTTTATCATCAATTTTTTGAACAGATGATTCTGTTTTTTCTTTTTGAAAATTAAGATTAGTTCTTAAAGTATCAGCCATCGTTTTTAGCTGATTTAAATCAATAAGCCCTTGGATTTTTTCTTCAATTTCATCTAGAACTTCCGTATTGGTAATGTCTAATTTATTTTGAGAAGCTTCAGAAAGTAACTGTTCGCGAATTAACTTTTCATCATCCATTGCTATATAGTTTTCATATAGCTTGATTTTATTAGTTAAGACTTTATACTCGTTTTCTTCTTTTTCTTTTTCTGATTGCTGATCGGCGCTTTTAAAATCTTTTTTTAAATCATCAACCGATTTATAATCGGTGCCTAGCTTTTTATTTAAAAGCTCAAGTTCTTTTTCACTAAACTCATTTTCGTCATCATCTTCGTCTTCATTTTCATTATCAAATTCGTTTTCGTCATCTTTATTTTTATCATCATCATTTTCTTCTTCATCATCAAAATCTTCAAGCAAACTTATTTCGTCACTTGGAAAATCATTATCATCATCGTCATCATCAGTATCTGAATAATCAGAAAGAGGTGATGAATTTTCAAAAAGATTTTCTTCATCAAAATCGTTTTCTTCGTTTTCTAAAAAATTATTTTCTGTTGCCATTTTTTTTACTTTTTTTATTTATTGTTTTAACAAATGTAAATATTATTTTTATTTATTATTTGTTTTTGTTTCACTAAGCAATAAATCTTTCTCAATGTCAGCTACTTTTATTTTTTCATTAGAAGAAATTGAGTTTAAATTTTTAAGTGCATCACCATCAGATTTAATCATGGCAACGTCAATATTATTTTGAAACTCTTCACGTTTTAAACTAATTTCTTCAGCTTTTAAATCTGCTGTAGCTTTTTGTGCTGATTCTTGCGCAGCAGCAATTGCTTGTGATTCTTGTTCTTTTAATTTATTCATTGCTTTTACAGCTCTTTTAAAAATAGCTTCTGATTCTCCAGCAGTATCAGCATTTAATGTTTCAATTAACGAAAGAATTAAATCAGGTGTTGCCGCGTTTGACAATGCTTGTTGTGCTGCGCTGTCAATAACAGATTTCTTTTTTTGTTCTGCAAAATTATCAGCTATGTAAGCTCCAACATCTTCTTGAAAATATTCTGGATAAATTTTAAAAAACATAGTTTTTAAATCTCCAAAAATATACTGCGCAGTTTCATTTTCTTCGTAGGTATATTTTCCTTTGATCAATACTTTATCTAAAACGTATTTGATAAAAGACTCAAATGGTTTTACATAAATTTCTGTTCTGGCTGTAGATTGACTTACTGCACGCTCGGTTCCTGTAGCACTTTCGTATTGATCAATGTTACCTTCACGTTGCGGAGACAATCCAAGGAATTTTCCAGCCAACTCTTCGATTAATCCAAGCATGCTAAAAATGTCTTGCATTAATCCTTTGGTTGATAAATCTAATGAAGTAAATTGATTAAAATTATATCTTGATTGTTTGTCTGCAGAATTAATGATAAGAAACTGGTCTTTTTTGGCATGATGCATAACACGGTTAATAGCATTTTGATATCCTCCTGTCTTTAAAAATTGTTTGGGCACTTGTGCTGCATCATAAACCAATACTCGACCATTGTTTCTTCTCATTGCTAATCGCAATTCAAATAAGCATTCAGAAGCAAAATCTTGTAATTGCAAAAGCTTGTACGCTGCGGAACGCATTTGCAAACTACTTAAATTGTTGTTTCTGCGAATACCTACTACAAATATGCTGTCTTTTTTAGGATTGTCTATTCTTGATGCACGTTGATTGTCTACTCCCCATTCAAGAACTAAGTCTGGACCACACATTAAGCAATGTCTTTTTTCTTGAACCCAAATAGATTGTACATCGTCATTTTTTCTACGCTTATAACCATCAGGAATTTTTTTGTAAATTTCTTTTCCTGTTTTGCTATTGATAGAAACTTTTACGGAAATTTTCTTTTGTGAAATCCATATCATTTCCACGCAACGCACGCGCATGTCGTTTTTGTCTCCAGATATCCAATTGCCGTAATTGTTATCTTGGCCACCTAAGCCCATTCCAACAGTATCTTCTCCAACAATACTGTTGTTTCGATTTACGTTCATGTAACTTTTAAGAACCAATTCTTCTTCATCAGTCAAATTATACGTATTGATAATTTCATTGTATGAAAGAACTTTGTTGAAAATCAAATATTGAGGATCGTTTTGAATTTCTAAATCTGGATCATAATCCATTTCAGTTTCAAAAATATTTAATTTTCTAATATTTGGACTTCCATCTTTTTCATCAATGTATGCGATACATTCGTCGTACAATAAAAAATCCAAATACAAGTCTTTGATTTTGTCACTTTGTTTTTTTGCAATTAAAACTTGATTAAGAATATTATCGGAAACTTGTTCTGAAACTGTTTTGTATCCTTGCTCAAAAAACTCTTCAATGTTTGGAGGAAGCTCTGCTTCGGGTTGCGGTGTTTCAGGAACAAATCCTAACTCCGGTTCTAGTTCTTTATTTACATCACGAAGGATATCTTCAGCAAGCAAATCAAACATTGCATCTAGCTTCTTTGTTTGAGCTTTTTTATTAATGACATAGGTTTTTCTTTTGATTCCTCTAGTCATAAACTCACCTACCATTTGTTCCAATTTTGATTCAATCAAAGGATAATCAATCCATGGCATTCCAAGACTTAAACCGTAAGGGCTTGTTACTGGACTTGTATTTTTGTTGTGTAAATCACTTTGCTGACAACTGTAAGCATACCAACATTTCATTTGCATTTCCTTGCGTTCTGAAGGAGTTCGCCCAGAATCAAACAGTACAAAATTTTTAATATGGCTTTTGTGCCATTCTTCGTCTTTTTGTTTTTCTGAAATCTTTTGGTTAGTAAGGATATAGGAACTCATTGTCAGTATTTTTTAGTAAAATTATTGTTTTTTTATGAATTATTTACAGATCTTAATATTTCTTGTTGAATTAATTCTTCAAAGGATTTTTTAGAATTTTTTTCAAACGACTTTTTAATTTCTTCTAGCTCTTTTTTTTGCTGATTTCTTTTTCTTAAAATGTCTTCACGATCTAATTCATTTAAATGAATATCTGGATTAAAAATCTCCATGTCTTGAATAGTATCACCACCATAATTTTTGACAACAACGTTTCCATGTTTGTCTACATCGTAGTAAGCCATGCTATCAAAAATATTTTCTGTCTCTTCCCAATCGTCGCTTTCGTCTTGAGCAGTTTCTTCAAAAAGTTCTAATTTGTACAAAAGAACAATCATGTAAGCCATGGCAATATCCGTATTTGTATCGCCATAATCAATTAAGTCTAAAAGTACGTTTTTAAACCAAACGTTTTGAGAATTATTTTCAACTTCTGCTTTTAGTAATTTTGTTCCAAGAGTCTTAACATCAGTGGTCATACGTTGTCCGTACTCATTTTGAGCTTTTGACTTACCTAAATTTTTCCTTAAATCAGGACGTTCTTTTAAATATTTTTCAGCGCCAACATCTTTAAAATATCCTTCAATTGCGATTTTAGAATATTCAAAAAGCAATTCGTAATTATAGTAAACAGCAAGCTTGACATTGTTTTCGTAGAATGTATCATCGTTACTTGAATCTCCACGTTCCGACAATACAGCAATTGGTAAATTGAATTCTCTTGATGGACCCGCATACGTACGGTAAACTACAGTTGCTCCATCGGAACCTGAATCTTTTTTAATTTCTTCATCATAACTATCGCAACCAGCAATGTCTGGTTTATGGTCCATGTCATCATGATTGATGGGATCTGCAATTTTTTGAATAACACCTTGTTCATCATCGTACCAACGAACTTTGGATTTATATTTTATTCGAAGTTTAGTTTTTTCTTTTGTGTCTTTGCAACGAGTAAGCAACTTAGTTGTACGTTCATCATCAATCCATTCTAAGCGGCCACGGCGAACATCATAAGGATTAAATCCTTCTTCAATTGCCATTAATTGGTTATTAAGTTTGGTTCTGTTTAAAACACCACCACGACTTTTTATAAAAATTTCAGATTCTTTTATTGGATAAGATTGAATATGCTTTGTAATACCTTCTTTTGATTTACTAGCAATAATTCTTTGTTCTTTGATGTGCTTGAGTGCAGCTTCTTGATCGGTTCTTCCAGTTTTTAAATCAAAAAACGAAGGACCTTTTTTACCTGTTTTTTCGTCAATTTCTCCATCACCTGGATAATACTCATAAGCAGGAATAAATACTTTTTCTAGGTTGTATGCTTTGTGGTTCTCCCACATTTCCATATAGTCTTTAGAACCTTTTTCAATTTGTCCACCGGTACCAAAAATGATTGGAGTTCCAAATTGAATAGCACCATCTTTAAAACAAGGTTCTGTTGATTTATAAGATTGAATTAAATTTGGGAACAAACCAGCTTCTTCAAAAATAACTACCGACATTGACGCGCCCTCAAATCCAGCGCTGTCGACAAACATGGTTCTGATAAGCATTTCAGAATTGAGTCCACATTGAATTTGTTGTTTATTTATGATATCATAATAACCAAGTTTCATTGATTTGTCATTTCTCCAAAGACGCGCACTCGCGTATTCTGGGCGGACATGCTTAAACAACGAATCTACTTTATCATAAAAACCATCTGCTTTGTCTTGCTTTCCTGCACAAATACCAACTCTGTTAGATAAGTGCATAGTCATTTCATATTGTAATTGTAAAGAACCAAATTCTGATAACCCTACACGTCGTGGCTTACCAACAATAACACCATAACTATTTTTTTTAGCATCATAAACAATTTTAAACAATCGATTATCAAGTTCTCGATAATATGGCGAGTGCATTCTTTTACGTTTTTCACCTTGAACAAGCATTTCTATTTTGTTCATGTTTAGATGGAAAAAATGCTCTCCAGTAATATCGTGCATTCCTTTTGGTTTGTAACCAAACAAACAGCGTTCATCTTGTTCATCCCAAAAATCATCATAAGATAATGTTCCAGGCTTTAAAGTTTTGGAATAGTTAATTATTTTTTCATCATAAACCAAAGGACTAAATCTTTTGGCATCAAATGTATGATCTAAAATAGTTACTGGCATAGTTTTGATTTTAAATAGAAACGGCCACCTCAAATTAATGGATAGCCGTTTCAGGAAAACAAATAAAAAAAAGTATTGTCTAGAAACTTTGAAACTATTTTTTCAAAGTATCAATTTCAGCAAGACTTTCCATCAATTGCTTTCTTAAACTAGCGATAGAATCTCTTTGAGCACGCACTATCATTTCATAATGCTTTCTTTCGTTAGGATCTAATTCTTTTGTGAATTTTAATTCAACTCTACACGCTTCACATACAGGTTGCGTTTCATCAACTTCATTGTTTTGGGGGAGGGGGGATTCCAATATTTGGCGGTTTTGGAATGCTTGTTCCGCTTCTAGGTCCTTGGACTTTTCTGCTTGTTGTTTTTTTTCCTCTTCCACTCGTGGATTTTCCGGAACTTGTTTCAACGTTTCTGGCAACGTTTTTTCCAATTCTGGCGCTTTCTGTGTTGGTACTGGTGATGGTGGCGGTACTAACGTTTCCTTCGGAGTCACTGGAACTTGATTCTCTTTCAAGTTTTTGGCGCTCTCTTTCTGATTCTCTTTTTTGTCGCTCATAATAAAAGGATTTTGGATCTATAATTTTTATTTCTAATCGTAATAATGAATAATTGTTTCTAACAGGACTTTCAGCAAACGCATCTTTACCAAGATTCTTTTTTTCGAAAGATTCACATAAATCGTTAATTCCTGAAAGCTCTTTCAGAAGCACTGTTTTTTGAAAAGTACTTTCTGCTTCTTTAATCTCGTTTAACTTAGTAACTTTCAATTCATCCAGCAACGCTTTTTCTTCAAGTGATGGATTATACTGGAAATTTTTATAAGCAATACAAGCTATTTGAACTTCATCAATATTCCAATTGATAGCTTTTCTGTCATTAAAAACAATTTCCATTGCTTTTAATGGTCGCTCTTTTTCGCTGTAATTTTTAATAATAGAACCGTAGTCCATTACTAAGGCAACACAAGTAAGCGCACGTAAACCATAACCATCTTTGTTAAACAAATCTCTAAAAGCTTCAATAGCCATCCAGTTATCTAAATCTAGATCTGCTTTTAATAGTCCTGTAATATTATCTAACTGTAAGAGATACATCAAAAGTATGTTTTAATTTTTAATAAATACAGAATATTTTTTTAAAGTGTATTCTCGAACAAGATTCAAGTATTGTCGCTTTTCAACAAAAATATCAAATCTTTTGGTTACAACTTCATAAATGTTTTTTTTAAATTCGTCGGGAAACGCTGCAATAAACAACTCATTTAAAAACCCAGCTTTGTATTCTGTTTTTTCTTTGTTAGAAATAATGTGTTCTGGAATAAAAACTTTTGGATATATGACAAACAAAATTTCTCTTAACCTATCCTTTTCAGAATTGGTTAAGAGAACTGGATCAGTAATTTTTTTGTTATTCAGTACTATCATCTTTTGCTATTTGCAAAGTTTTTTGAGCTTCTTCTTGCTGCTTGTCTAGATTTTTATTTCTAACAAAAGCATCAAGTTCTTTGATAATGCTTTGCGTGCGTCGAATTCCAAACTTTAAACCTAAATCTTTTTTGGTTCTAAGGTCAAGTTCTTTTTGCAATTCTGTATAAGCAAGGTCTGCTTCATTCATTGCTGAAACAGATTTATTATAAATCGATTCTATTTCTTCTTTAGTTACATATTCGGCAGCAACAGCTTCTTGCATTTCGCGTTGAATCTCTAAGTTGCTTGAGATAATGTTTTCAAGAATTGTAGAATAATTTAATAATTCTCCGGTAGTCAATTTTGATAAATTCATTTTTTGTTTTTTAAGATTCTACAATCAGGCATTCAGTTGATAGAATTGTAATTCCAATACTTACTGCATTTTTAAGTCCATTAATAATTACTTCTACAGGATCCAAAACTCCAGTTTCATAGAGGTTTTCATATTTTCTGGTTTTGGCATTATATCCTTTTTTGAAACTAATAGTTTCTTTAATTTTATCAATGTCACTTTGTGTGTGCAATGAATTTTTTAGAATTTCAATAAAAGGTTGACGTATTACTTTGCAAAATACAGTTTCGTAATCATTTGTGTAATTTAGATTTTTTGATAGCAAAACAAGGCTTTGCCCACCTCCAATAATTACTTTTCCACTAAGCGCTAATTTGCACGCACGATAGGCGTCTTGTACGCGATCTCGTTTTTCACGAATTTCAATCTCGCTATTTCCTCCAACGTAGAAAGTAGTAACACCGTTTTTCATTTTGTCAACTCTTTTTAAAATAGCTGTTTTTACAGCTTGAGATTTTTCATTCTCTGCTTTTTCATGAAGAGCATTAAAGTAAGAATCA